CCCCACAGACGAGCGGTTAAGCCGTAACCTAGTATTCTACAAAGCCAAGGAGAGCTAATGCCACAAAGATCCTTTGAGCCGGGTGGTCGGTTCTCTACTGACTGGGAACTTGATGAAGTTGGTGTTGGCATCACCGTAGACGCAACTAATCCTTTTGGTACCTCTGCGGAGTGGTGGATCTATAACGATGCCGCCTCTACTAAAGATCCTATTTATGATGTTGAACCCGTCGGTAGCGGTCGCGTATGGAACGGTCCTTACGAACTATTTGTTATCAGTGCATCTATTACCCATGGCGTTAACCAAACTAATCAACGAGGCTTCTACTCATCCGATTCCCTCAAGTTAACTATAAACATTGATGATCTACAAGAAATTAGCCCTGAGCTTTTCTTTGATGAACGCGGCTTTATCCGACCACAGATTAACTTTGCTAACAAGTATCGAGTGGCTTGGCAGGGTCAGGTGTACCGTCCGATCCAAACACAGACCCAAGGGTATGTCACCGATCGCGGTACAATTATTGTTCTCAAGTGTGCTCAACTTATGCCTGAAGAACTTGTTAACGATGCTCAGTTCGCAACTTACGCTCAATCCTAAAAGAAAGAAGAAATAAACATGCCTAAGAGAATCGGTCAAACTGCGGGAAAGGACCCAAAGAAGTCTGTAAATGTTGCCTTGACTGGTAGCAAATACAAAACTGGAGGCGCTAAATCCCGAAAGAAAGCTGGCGGAATTATCCGCAAACCTAAAGCCACTATCCGCTATAGAAAAAAAGGCTAATAATGGCAAAGACCTTGAAAGTTGCTGGGGTTAAACACACCGTTAAGAAAAACAAAAAAGGCGATGTATTAGTTGACCACGAAGCCAAGGCAAAGGCTGGCAAGTGGGATAAGATTAACCTCACTAAAAAGGGCGGATCTAAAACAGTCAAAGAAGGTGTCAAAGCCGTCAAAGACTGGCACAAAAAGAATCCGCACAAGAAAGAGAAATAATGGCAAAGCAAGGTCCATGCTGGGACGGCTATGTCCAAGTTGGTTTTAAAATGAAAAATGGCAAGAAGGTTCCTAACTGTGTCCCAGAAGGATCCGGCAAGAACAAAGTCGCAAAGCCCAAAAAACAGAAAGCAGGTAAGAAGTAATGTGCGCTACATGTGGTTGCATGGGTAACAAAAAGAAAGCCCCAGCTAAGAAGGCAGCAGCAAAAGGATTATCTTCTAAGCAAAAGAAACTTGATAAAGACAAGAACGGCAAGCTAGAAGGATCTGATTTTGCCGCTCTTCGTAAGAAGAAGAAGTAATGTGCGCGACCTGCGGCTGTGGCCGTCCCAAGGACAAGCACGGGATGAAGACCCTCAAAGCAGCGAACAAGAAGTTTGCTGCAAAGAAGGATGCGCCTGTAAAAGACAAGAAGAAGGGTAAAAAATAATGGGATGCAAGAAAGATAACTGCAAGTGCTCCTGCAAAGTTTGTAAAGGGAAGCATTGATGCCCAAAACCCCTAGCTTCATGAAAGGCAAATACACAAAGTCCAAGGACGAAAAAATGGATGCCCGTCTTATGAAAAAAGCTGGCATCAAAGACAAGGACGATAAGGCTATGTTCGAAAAATTGGACAAAGCCCATGGCAAAAAGAAGAAGCCAAAGACCATAGCTGAGGATCGCAAGAAAGACGATGCGATTATCAAGAAGGTCAAGGCAAAAGAAAAAGCTGAAGAAAAAGCCGAAAAGAAGAAAGAAAAGAAGTAAAGCTAAGCCCCCGAAAGGGGGCTTTTGCCTTTATACTATTTTTGATTCCATGCGGGAATCAAAGCTCTACCCCTGCGCTGTACACGTGCCCTACTCCATAAGGAGACTGCGATGTTTGGTTTACCGAACCAACCAAAAGTAGATAAGCCTGATCAAGTTCTGTTTGCTAAAGAGATAGCAAAGAACCTTCCTGACAAGGACGACAGCACAAAACTTTTCTACGGCGCATTAGGGGCATATGTAGTAGGGAAGGCTTTGAGGCGTGATCGCAGAAACAAATGAAGTAGACGCCACTGTCTCTGACGCTGCCTTCTACCTAATCCCCGTATTGACTGACGAGCTTCAGTCCCTAGCCCTTGCCTCTAACTGGCCGGCTAAAGTTGTTAAACAATTGACTGTTTCCTTTGATGGAGCTTCCCTTTATATTGATTACCCAGATGAGGTAGCTCAGATAGTCCAGGATCTGGAATACGGAAAAACTGGACAGGTGCCTAACTCAGTATTGAGATCTTTCATTTACAAAATCCAGCCGTTGATTAAAGAATTTTATAAAGACCATGTCGCGTCCAACCTCTTTAATCTAGAGGAGATATATGCCTAATCCATTTGTTATTGCTGAAGACCTAGCCTTGAAAACTTACCTAGCTGGTATGACGGTCTCTGATGAAAAGAATATGGGAAGAACTGTTCAAGTGTGGTTTGGGTACCCAGATGTGGAAATACGCGACCAAAAGTTTCCTTTTGTCACCATTGACCTTTTAGATATTGTTCCAGCAAATGATCGACAGATTCAAGGTCGTATTGCTGATTCAGACTATCAAGGAACGATTGCGGCAAGTGGCTCACTGATTTACACCTATGATGTCCCAGTGGCATATGACATTGTGTATCAAATTACTTCACATTCGCGCCACCCACGCCACGATAGAGCTTTATTGATTCAACTACTACAAAAGTTTCCATCAAAGTACGGCAAGCTAGCTGTGCCAAATCAGTTAAACACTGAGACGGCATATCGAAGTATGTTCCTTGATGGATATACAAAACTAGACGGAGTTGAGGAGGATACCGGCGGAGCTCGTCGTATTCTTCGCAACGCATTAACAGTCAGAGTGATAAGTGAGATGTCACCTTATGTGGCAGTCACCGCAACTCCAATTGTTGATGAAGTCTTTCTGGATAAGACGACTCCCCCTACTGGCTACACGATGGTCTAATACATGGATACTCTGTTTAAAACTAAGGAGATAAACTAATGGCATTTCAACGCCCTGGGGTTTATGTACAAGAAGTACTAAATCCCATTCAATCAACAGTGGGGCCAAACTCCGATTCTGTTGGCGCATTTATTGGCGCTAACGATCGTGGACCTACTGTTCCAACGCTGGTTACTTCATGGAGCCAGTACACAAATCTATTTGGAACATGGAACACCGTAGCAAGTAACGACTTGCCTCTTGGTGTTTATATGTTTTTTGCAAATGGAGGAAGCCGCGCATATGTTGAGCGCGTCGTAGGAGCTGGAGCCGCAAGCGCTGTCCGTACTTTCAATGATCGTGCAGGAACACCTTTGGCAACACTTCGTTTAACTGCTGCAAATCAAGGCACATGGGGTAACAACCTCAATGCCAGTATTTCTAACTCTCTAACAACAGGAAAGTTTGATCTCACTATTTATTACGGTGGAAACACAGACGCAGAGATTGTTGAAAGGTTTACTGACCTTAGTATGACCTCAACCGATACTCGTTATGCAGTCTCAGTAATCAATGGAGCTTCAACTTATGTAATTGCTACTGACTTAGGCTCAGCTACAACTGGTGCAAATAGGAACCCATCTGTTGCTTCTAACCAGGCACTCAGCACTGGAGCCAATGGTTCTGCTGTAACAGTTATTGCTGATTACTCTGGCTTTGACACAATTATGCAATCATTAATTCTTAATGTGCCAGGCCTAACAGATGCAACAACTATTAATGCTGCTATTTCATACGCAGAAAGTAGAGATGATGTTTTTGTAGTTATTGACTCAAAAGCATCTAACGCGTCTGATGCTATAGATCTTGCTGCTACATACACCCCTAGTTCTTACGCTGCGGTTTACTACCCAGCACTTGTTATCTCTGACCCAACCGTTGGAGTTGGCGGAGCATCGGGTCAAGTAAAAACTGTAGGTGCAGGAGCAGCTTTGGTGGGTATTTACTCAACAACTGATGCTTCTCGCGGTGTCTTCAAAGCACCTGCTGGTCTACAAACTCGTGTTGCTGGCGCTGTATCTGTAAGCACACTTACTAACGCAGAACTAGACAGCATGAACTCTGCTGCCGCTCCAGTTAACGCAATTAAGTTTGTACCAGGATCAGGCATCGTTGTTATGGGCTCACGCACTCTTAAAACTGGATATGTTGACAAATATGTTCCAGTACGCAGAACTCTTATTTACCTCCGTAAGGCACTTACAGATCTCACAGAATTTGCGATCTTTGAGCCAAACGATGAGGCTCTATGGCGTCGTATCAATGCGACTGTCAGCGGATTCTTAACAGGCTTCTGGTCACAGGGCGGTCTTCGTGGAGCGACCCCGCAACAGGCGTTCTTTGTTAAGGTTGATGCAACAAATAACCCACAAGCATCTATTGATAATGGAGAAGTCCATCTTGAAGTTGGTGTGGCGTTACAGCGTCCAGCTGAATTTGTTGTTATCAAAATTGGTCAATTTGACGGTGGAACCACCGTTACTGTGGCGTAAAGGAGATAATCACACATGCCAAATACAACAATCAATCGCTTCTCAACTCTGGCGACAGATCCGTTACGCTCGTTTCGATTTTATGTTGAATTCGAAGCCGTCGGTATTAACGGAGAAGCCGTATTTGATGACCGCATTAAGTCATCAGATGCTGCAGCAAGCACTTCTGGTAAATCAGTAGGCTGGGCAGGAGGCTTTACAAACATCAGTGGTCTTAATATCACCACTCAATCAATTCAATACCGTGAAGGCGGCTACAACACCACCGTACACCAAGTACCTGGTATGACCACTTTCAGTCCAATCACAATGCAACGCGGCGTTCTATACGGAAACGACCAAGCAATCACATGGATGCGTGGTTTGTTTGCTGCGGCTGCTGGTGATGGTCTAAAAGTAGGTTTAGCCGACAAGAAAACCTTCCGCGTCAATCTAAAGATCTGGGTTATGGATCATCCAAACGCTGGACCTACAGATGCAAATGTCCCTCGCATGGGCTTCAAAGTACACAACGCTTGGATCAGTGGATTAAACTACACCGATCTAAATGCTAACGATGGAGCAATCTTGTTTGAATCCATGAGCTTGGTGCACGAAGGCTTATCAGTATTCTTTACTGATACAGGCTTTAAACCAGTCTCAGGTGGAAATCAAGGATAAGTAATAAAAGCGTAATAACCAAACAATAGGGAGTAATAAACCGTGACTGAAATCATTACTGATGCGGAACTAGTCAATCAATACGCAAAGAAGGCTCTGGAGGAGCCCGAGGAAGAAGTAACAACTCGGGCTCCATCCGACTCCGAAGTAACTTTGCCGGGTGGTTATCTAACTCCAAGTGGTGTCATTCGAACCGCTGAAGTTAGAGAACTAAACGGCGAGGACGAGGAGATTGTTTCAAGAACTGGGTCAACAGCTAAGGCGCTCAACGCTTTGCTGGAACGCGGTTTAGTTAAAATTGGAAACGAAGAGGTAACTCGGGATCACCTAGACCAGCTACTATCCGGCGACAGAGATGCAATTCTCATAGGCATCAGAACTATTACATTTGGCAGTGAGCTAAGCGTAACAGTGCGATGTGGTAATTGCAGCCAGCAACAACAAGTAGTAATTGATCTGCTAACTGATGTTCCATCAAAGGAACTAAAAGATGCAGTCAATGAACGAAACTGGGTTGTAGATACAAAGAAAGGTGCTGTAACCGTAGCGCTACCAAACGGTATTGTTCAAAAGAAACTTATGGACAATATTGATAAAACAGCCGCTGAGGTAAACACCATTCTTCTTTCTGGTTGCATTACATCTATTAACGGGGCTCCATCAGTAGGCGCTCGAACTGCTTTATCACTTGGTATGGCAGATCGAAACAAGATTATTGATGAGA